AAAGAGTTAAGTCAAGAATAGATTGTAACAGACTATATGAACTAGAGTTACAGAAAAAAGAACTAGAAGTAATGAAGCTACAACAAGAACTTAACCAACTAAGAAGTTTATCATTTGAAAATTAAGGTATAACATGGCAGAAGTAGAAATAGCAGGTGCAAAGATAAAGGGTGGCAGACTTATGTTACTTATACCAATCGTTTCGGCACTAGGTGGTGGTCTGTGGGGTGGCTTTGAGTTTTACAAAGACTACATGGATATGAAAGAGATTATCCAAGAGATAGATGTAGACACAATAACAGCTCAGAATACTTTAACACAGACTAAACTAGATGAAGCTATAGACTATACTCGTGACATTAAGAATAACTTACGTGAAGATATAATGTCTGTAGAAGGTCATGTAGATAAGATACGTAATGAAGTTCAAAATGCTATCGATGAAATGAACCAGTTACAAAAAGATACACTAGCATCTATGCGAGAAGTAGAAGCATTAAATCGTGAGACAGAAAAAGATGTACGAGATACTATGCGAGAAACGGAAAGTCGTATAGAAGAAGCTATGACTAAACTTGAGGAACGTCTAAGTATGAGACTGCAAGAAGCTCTTGACAATCCACTCGTAGGCAATTAAAATATATAAAAGGAAATAAGTAATGATGCAATTCAAAGGATTTAAACCTGAAGCAGCTAAACGTATTGCTGTAAAATTAGGCTACGGTGGTGACATGTCTGGTTTTAATACTTATTTAAAGAATAATCCTGATAAACAAAAACAAATGAACATGTATACAAATAACGCTATACAAATGGTACAAGGTGGTTACGTTAAAAATTATTCTCATGGAGGCTTTGCAAGTTATAGTGATTGGGTAAGTCGTAATACACCAGCTAATATGGGAGGTATGCAAGAAGATAACTGGCTTGCAGGAGGAGCTAGACAGGCATATAATAAAGCAAAAAGAGAATATGATAATACCCAGCACGTAACAAATAATAATACTTCTAATAATAACACTCAAACTAACACAAATACTATTGATGCTGGGCCACCCCCTGCTGACCCACCACCATTTAGCCCTGGTCTGCCACCCGTAGACCCACCAGATGATTCAATTACACTTCCTCCTGCTGGTAATTTTGGCCAAGATAATCCTGGGCTACTTCCACCAGTAATTGATGCTGGGCCACCCCCTGCTGACCCACCACCATTTAGCCCTGGTCTGCCACCATTAGGGCCAACAATAGGCACTAACCCACCACAAGCTAGTCCACCAGGAGAAGTTGATCCAGATGATCCAATTACACTTCCTCCAGGATTAGTGCAACCACCAGTTGTAGGTCAAACTGGGCAGTTAGGTAATTTAATGGCACAAAGAGCGCAAGATCCTAGATTAGTTGCAGGTGCAACTGTTCAACCTGTGGGTACTACTATAAGACAGGATCAATTAGTAGATCCTAATACAGGTCAACTTCCAGGAAATTTAACTGCAGGAACTGTTATAGCAGGAACTCAACAAGCTACTGCACCGACTAATATGACTGCTGCAACTTATGATGCAGATAAAACAGAAGAAGATGTAAGAAAAGAAGTAGGTCAGTTACAACCTGCACAAGGTACTATTGGTGCTGATGAAACTTTTAAAGGAGAAGAATCTACTGAGACTATGGTGTCAGATTTAGAGGCTGCACAAGGTAAGCCTGTTCTTATAGATGAAACTGCTATACCTAGAAGAAAATTAGAATTTGGTGAAGTTGTAACAGGTCAAGTTAATCCTATGAAAGCTGCGGAGTTTACAGAACAAATACAGGCAGCTAATGCTACACCTAGTAAACAGGCTACAGTAAAAGGTCAGTTGGCAGAGTTAATGCAAGAGTTTGATGGTGGGGAGTCTCCACCTTGGGCTGCAGGAGCAATTAGAGCAGCCAATAATGCAATGTTAGCTCGTGGTATGGGTGCATCTAGTATGGCAGGACAGGCTATACTACAAGCTGCTATGGAATCTGCATTGCCAATAGCATCGTCTGACGCTCAAATGTTTGGACAGTTTGAAGCTCAAAATCTAAGTAATAAACAGCAACGTGCAATGTTAGCTGCTGAACAAAGAGCAAAATTTATGGGTCAAAAGTTTGATCAAGATTTTCAAGCTAGAGTTGTAAATGCATCTAAAGTAAGTGATATAGCTAATATGAATTTTACTGCAGAGCAGCAGGTCATGTTAGAAAATAGCAAAATTGCAAATACTATGGAATTAAATAACTTGTCAAATAAACAAGCTCTAGTTATGGGAGAAGCAGCAGCATTAGCTAATTTAGACGTATCTAACTTAAACAATCGCCAACAAGCTGCTGTAGAAAATGCACAAAAGTTTATGCAAATGAATATGGCTAATGTAGATAAAGAACAACAGACATCTATATTTAAATCTCAACAAATGATACAATCTTTGTTTACAGATTCTGCTGCAGTAAATGCCGCCCAACAGTTTAATGCTACAAGTGAAAATCAGACAAATCAATTTTTTGAAAACTTAAAAAACACTACATCTCAATTTAATGCTTCTCAAGCTAACGCACAAGCTAAGTTTAATGCAGGTGAAGCAAATGTACAGGCACAGTTTAATACAGAATTAAAAAATCAAAGAGAACAATTTAATGCTAATAACAGATTAGTTATAGATCAAAATAATGCTGTTTGGAGAAGAGAAGTAGCTACAGCAGACACAGTTGCAATAAATAGAGCAAATGAACTTAATGCAAATGCATTGCTTGATATTTCAAATACAGCGTATAAAGATTTATGGAGTTACTACGGAGATAGTATGGAGTTTGCTTGGACTGCTGCAGACAATGCACAAGAAAGAATTAAAGAACTGGCTATAGCAGAATTAAATTCTGAAACACAGTTAGCTGTGAGTGCTAATGCTAGTAGCACTGCGATGGGTTCAGCCATAGGTAATTTAATTGGAACGCTAGGATCAGCTTGGATTAGTGGTATGTTTCCTGCAACAACAATAGTAACAGGGTAAAGGAAAATATAATGTATGGTAATAATAACAGTTTAACTGCATATAAAAAGTTTCAAATAAGAGACAGTCAAGAAAATAATAAAACTAAAGAGGCTGATAGACTTAATAAAATGTCTGATTCTTTAATGCCTAGAAGAAATAATAGTATGCCTGCAAACAATACTCCTTCTCCTGCAGAAATTGCTTATCAAATATATAGTGCTATACATAAGGAAAGAATAAATGCAAGAACAACAAAGTAAAAGTTTAAATGCTCCTGTGCCAGGAATGGCTATGACTGCAGAATTAGGTGCTAGACCTTGGCAACAACCTCCTAGATATAGCACAGTAGAAGAAGCATCAGGTTATTATATAGAAAGACTATCTTCTGACGAAGCTGCGGAACAAGTTATAGAAGTATTAAAAATGGGAGTGCCTGTAACTAAATTAGCTAATATTATGCAGCTAAGTAGTGTTATGGAAGGTTTACACACAATAGATGTAGGAATGTTAGTAACACCTATACTAATAGAATTTATAAGTTTAATAGGAGATAGTTCTAATGTAGAGTATACATCTGGTATAGATGAAATGGATGAAAATACTAAACAAAGATTGACACAAAAAGCTATTAGAGAGTTTAAAGAAGAAATAAAAGAAAAAAATAATATAACAAAAGAACCTATAGCTGAACCTATGATGGAAGAAATGCCTAAAGAACCTATGGCTGAACCGTCTAGTAATGAACCATCAGGATTAATGGCAAGGAGAACAGCATGAGTTTTGGACAAGGATTTGTAACTGGATTAGCAGACAGTCTTGCAACTGGCTTAAAAGATGATATGGAAAAAACTTATGATAAGATAAGTCAAATGTCAGCATTACGTGCTAAGACTATAGTTGAGGGTAGCGAAAAACATGCTACAGAATTTAGCAGTTTTAAGGATGGCCTTAAATCAATAGCAGCAGTAGTAAATAATGACATGGATCTTGTAGACTATTTAGTAGATCAGGCAGGTGGAAATATTGATGCAGCATTAGCAAAAGCAAATGAAGTAAAAAATGCTGTAGCTAATACTTCAGGAAAATTTAGTGCGTATGATTTACTAGGTTTAGAACAAAGAAAAAATAATCCATCTATCACAGCTACACAAATAGCAAATAGAATAAAAGGAGCATATGTGCCTCCACCTAAAGTATCTGGTGAAATGGCTGTAGGAATGAACCAATTATTTAGAAAAGATATTTCTGGTGCTATTAATACGGAAACAGATGAACTATTATCAGCAAGTGGAATTACCTTTGATAAAAAACAAGACAATGATGTACCTTTTATAGAAACTTTATCTTCTTCAGGAGAAAGGACAAAGTTTATAAATGCTTACAACGAAGAAGACTCAAGAAAAAGAGCAATAAAGTTTGGTCATATTGCTGAAAACATAGCAGTATTAATGGGCATGACAGATAATGAAGCAGAATTAGCTGACTTGCAAAATCAATTTGAGATAGCAACAGGTGAAGTAGAAATACACAAAACTATTATAAAAAATATAGATGATAAATATAAACCACCAGAACCGTTTAACCAAGCCTCTATAAAAAGTTTAACAAAAGATATATTAGGTCAATTAAATGTGTACTCAGGAATAGAGTATAATGTTCCTTTAAAAGGTGAAGGAGGCTATGCTGCTGAAGGATTTTTACCAAAGTATAAAGAGAAACAAGAAGGTAGATTTTTAATAGATAAAGCAAATCAGATAGTAAACCAATTATCTAATATAAACTCTTATTATACAGGTTCAGGAAAAAATATAAAAACTTATACAGATGCTGACCCTAATGTTGTACAAAATACAAAAAATAAAATAATGTCTCTTATTTCAAAAGGAATAGATTACAGAATAGTCGAGAGTCAAGATTCAATGGGTAATCCTATAGTAGAGGTGTTGCCTGTACGATTAGATGGTGATACTACAGCGTATGATAATATGATGGAAGAAGTTAGACAAATATCTGAAGATACAGATGCGGTAAGCACTATAGGAATTATGTCAGATTTAGAAGCTGCATCTGATGCAATAACTTCACCATTTAAACCGTTTTTTACACCTTCTATGTTCACAACTATAAAAGGAAAAAGTATAGCTGTACAACCTCCACCAGTGCCTTTGCCTAATAATGTTAAACAGTTCATAGATGACTTTAATGCAGATCTAGGCATAAATATTTTTAATGATATAGGAACAGGTAATACAGGAGATGGAACAGGTATAGATAAAATTCTTGAAATGGAATACTTACAAAGTAGATATAAAGAATTTTTAGATGAAATAGGTAGTCAAGGAGTAGTAGGCGTACCATCGCCAAATGATTGGTTTGATTGGTATGAGATGAATTATCCTGACTCAGCTAAAATATTAGAGAAAATTGACATACTTTCTGCAGCGCAAGGAACAGATAAACAAGTTCAGGATAGTAGTGGATCTATTTTTGCTAATCTTCCTATAGTTGGCGGTTTTTTTAAACAAGATGATGATACTATAAAGGCAAATACATTTATGTCAAATTTAAAAAAGAATAAAGGAGCTGAGTACAACCTTACAGGACAAACTTTTGACAATATAAAAGTTAATAAAGTTATGGTTACTAACGCAGGAACAATAGAGTTAGAAATAACTGAGGAAAATGGATCTACAACTAAAATAGGTAGCTTACATCCAAAATATACAAAATTAGTTGAGGCAGGATTTGATTTACAAAAAGCAGTAGAAAGTGCAAAATAAAATATGACAGCGATATATAATAAGTATAAAAAAGAAGCATTAAATAAAGATTTTTTGCTTCAAAATGAAGACTTTGTAAATGACGCAAGATTGTTTTTATCTAATCGTGGTGGATATGATCAAAAAGATTTACAAGACAATACCTTTTTGTATGATAAATACATGGAGCATTTTCGTGGGCAGGCTACAAATGAAGTAACTGCTGCTCGTGACTTATACTATGCAAAAACTTCATCAGAACAAGAGTCTCAAGCTATGGGTAGACTTATGGATACCTTTGATAGAATGGATGGAGACTTTGGGTTTAAAGCAGCAGGAGATTATTTTGAAGGCGTAATGACTGCACCTTCTACTTACGCAGGCATGTTTTCTTTTGGTGCTGCAAAAGCAGGTACTATTGCTGCACAGCAAGCTGTTAAGGCAGGTATAAGATCTGCATTAAGTAAAAAATTAAAAGGACAAGTAACAAAACAAGGAATAAAAAGTGCGGCTATAGGTACAGGAATAGATGCAACTGCAGCAGCAGGAACAATAAATTTACAAGAACAAGCTAGAGTAGAATTAGATTTAAAAGATAGTATAGACTATAAAGATATAGGCATAGGTGGTGTCATTGGTGGTGTTACAGGCGGTTTGTTTGGAGGCTATGCAGGCATAACAAAATTTAAAAACTCAAGAGCAGGAGGTTTTATAGCTGATAGAAACTTAAAGGAAGCAAAAAGAATACAAAAAGAAGTATACTTAAAACAAGTAAAACCTATTCTTACAGAAACTGAAAATGATGAAATTATAAAACTAGCAAGTCAAGCTAAAGATATAAAAAAATATTTGTTAAAAGGAGAAAAATTATCTTTAGAAGAAACTGTTCCAAAATTTTTAGAGACAGGTAAAAAGTTAAGACAAAGAAAAAAAGCAAGGTTTAGTACACAAGAAATTGAAAATATTGCAGTTGCTGCTGCAAGAATTAATAAGGAGTTACCGAAGTTAAAAGGTATTGGGGGAGAAGGAGAGCCTGTTGAAAGAATTGCGTCAAGATTAACTAGAGCAATTACTAGAGACAAAGATTTTTTAGATGAAATAGAACCTATATTAAACGATCACAAAATAACTTTTGAACATTTAGCACCTTTATTTGTAGAAGAAATTTCTCGTGCAGGTACAATACTTGGAACAATAGGTAAAGTAGGTAAAGGCACAGCTAAAATAAATCCTAATATTTATGAAGAATCGAAAATAGCATTAAATAATTTAGACAATGCTCTTTTGGCATCTGGTTACAGTCCACTATCAAATCGAGCAAGAATAGCATTAGAGAAAAAAAATTACGGTATAGGTAGTAAGGTAAGGCAAGGTTTTTTAAATTTAAATAAAGCTCGAATAGGTATTATGACTACTCAAATTTCTACTACAATACGAAACACTTCTAATGGATATTTAAGAAACTATATTTATGCATTAGATAATATTAGTCAAGGTGCATTTAATGTAGCAAAAGGCACTATAGATCCTCGTGTTTGGAATTATAATAATGCTTTAAAAGAACAGATGGCAGCGGTAAATAAAGAAACAGGAAAATTATATACAAAAGAAGAATCAGAAGCGATATTAAAGATACAAGGTAGCAATATTGCTAACTTAGGTATGGCTCAATTAAGAAATGGTGTTCAGTCTATAATGTTAAAAGACCTGAAATTTGGAATGATGAGTGCAGAAACAGATTCTTTGTTTAAAATATTAGGTAATGAACAGTTTAATTTTACTAATGACATTTCTAAACTTTTAAGAGGTATGGGTGATATAGGAGAAATAAAACAAGTTGAAAGTGGTATACTTGGTTTAGCTCAAAATCTAAATACTTTGAATACTTTAAGTGATAACATGTTTAAACGTGCTATATTTACAAGAGAATTAGACATGAGAATTGCAGCAGCACCATTAGGAAAAAATGGAGAGCTTGATAGTTTGAGTAAAGTATTAGCTTCAGGTAGATTTAATGAAGTTCCACATGATTATTTATCAAGATCTATGACAGAAGCATGGGAGTTTACTTATCAAACTGGTGACTTTGCCAGTAGACAAGGAACTTTTAACAATGTAGCTAATTCTTTTGTTAAAGGATTTGATAATGTTGGTTTAGAATTAGCTAGATCTACTGCTATTCCTTTTCCTAGATACATGGTAAACCAATTTAGATTTGTGTACACACATGCACCTATATTAGGCATGGTAAATATGGGAGGAATATTAAATAAACCTGCAGTAAAATCTCAAGGTAAAAAATTGTCCACAGGAGTTGAAAGAGCAACTCTGGGTAAAACAGGAAAAGGACTTACTATTAATGCGGAAACTCTAGGTAAACAAATGACTGGTCTTGCAATGTTAGGAGCATTTATTGGTTTAAGATATAAATTTGGAGATGAAACTACAGGAGCATATGAGTACGTAGTTCAAGGAGAAAAGTACGATACTCGTGCTGCACTTGGCCCATTTTCTATGTATGCTTTTATGGCAGACCTATTATTTAGAGCTGATTTTTTAGGAGTAGTATCCTCTGTTGGACTACCTACTGCAGAAGATTTAGGAAATGTAGACACAGGTGCTATAGATGATAAATTGTATAACAACTTAATGGTTAGCTTCAGAGATAATCCATTTGATATTAAAGAATTTATAAGTGCTTTAACTGGTGCTACAAGTAGATCAGGAAGCCAGTTATATTTAGTAAATCAATTAGAACAAGTTATTCAAAATAGAGAAGAGCCAGGTAATTTAATGCAAGCTGCTGCTAAATATTTAGGTGGTATAGCTAATACAGGTCTTATTCCTTTAGCCATGTTAAAAGATATTGCAGCAACATCAGATACTCCAATAAGTGATATGGATGATTATTTGCTTCTTCCAAATAACTCATCTGATATTAGAAGAGATGATCAATTAGTTTCTTTTATGGAGGTGTTTATGAGACAAGCACTTAGGTCTGTTCCAAAGGAACAAAACGAAGACAGTGAACGTTTAGCATTGCAATCTTCTACAAGAAGAGGTGGCATATTAAGATATAATCCTATAATTAAACAGTTAACTGGACTTACACCAATGCCAAAGTTAACTGATGTAGAAAGAGAATTAAAAAGATTAGGTTTTGACTATAAACATGTTACGCCTAAAAAAATAAAAAATGATTTTAAAAGAACAAACTTATCTAAATTTTATATGTCTGAATATGTAGAAGATGAACTGGCAGAATATGTAAGATCAGACGAATACATTTCAGAAAGAATAAATTCAAAAAGACAAATATTAATAACAAAATTGTTAAGTAAGTATAAAAGATTAGCTAGAACAAAAGCTATGATACCTATAGGAGCAGATCCTGACGATCCTAAATACGAAAAACTTTTAATAAAAAATTTAACAAATTATTATAATAATTTAAGTGGTTCGCAAAAAAGATATGCGGAAGATGCGTATCAAGAATACAACGACAAAATAAATTCACAATATGGATTACCTTTAGATGAATATGAAGCTGTTAATCCTGATGATGATTTATTAGATTATTATTCTTTTGTGTTTGGTGAACTAGAATTAAAATAAACAAAAGGGGGCGTTAAGCCCCCTAAATGTTTCTATCTATTGTCTCCACTACCGTTTATCTTACCTCTATCAAACCTACTACTTAGTTTTCTTTCGTTAAGACTTGCTATCATACCTAGTGACATGTTTAGATCCTGTGCCAGTGCAGCGCAGTACCACAGAACATCTCCTATCTCACTAGCTATCTGTTCTTTCCAGTCATTTGGTTGGTTCTCTATACCATCACGCATAACCTTCTTAACTTTGTTAGCTACCTCACCTGCTTCTCCTGCTAGTCCTAGTGCAGGGTAAAGTATCTTGTGTTCAGGTGGATACACAGCAGTTCTTAGTGCCGATCTTTGATAAGCATTAAAGTCAGACATGTTGTACTTCTCCTTCAGCCATTCTTTTACCTCTGTTTCTAGTTTGTTCATACTTAGTTACTCGCTTTAGATTATCATACCATGCTTTGTTAAATCCTCTGTTCCATTCTCGGTGTTGCATGGTATCTTTATGGAATGGATTTCCTACACGACCACGTTTAAAATCATCAAAGCCCTTCTGAAATTGAACCTTCAGTGGGGCATCATATTTTCCAAGGCCACGTTCTGCTCTGGTTAGATTTTTTTTCATGGATTATCTCCTTATTTCTTAGCCTTAGTTTCTTTTTCTTCTTTAGGTAATAAGTTTTTTAACTCTTGTAACTTACCTGAGTGTACTGCTTGCACACACTGCTGTATGTGTTGCAGTAAAGGTAATGCATTGTCGCCTGTTCTTACAACTCCAAGAACACCAATAAGTTCAGCATTCTTTTCATCCTTCTCATCTATTTCGTAGTCTTTACCATCTATATTAATATTCATTTATACTTCTCCTTTTACGCACTGATGTCTACCATTTCACAAACTTCGCCAGTGCATGCGAAAGTCTGTGATGACTTAGTTGTGTCTTCAGCTTCAAAGTCTGACAGCTTAGACCAGTCTATTTTACTAGGCATAATACTTTTTAATATACCATAATCATGTTTAGTGCAATCCTGATATGGTGCTTGCTGATAAGTATGATCAGAGTGTGGTAAAAATGACACACCACTCATCTCATCAAAGTTTCTATACACAAAGGCACCTACTTCCATCCACTCATTGTCTCGAACTGTTATTGTAACAGAAGGTTTGTGTTCTGTCCAGTGCCTTTGATAGACGAGCCACATCTCTAACTGCTGTATAGCTGTCATGTCATTACGTGTGACAGACTTAGCTGGTGCTGCAATAGGAAAGCTGAACACTGTCGTGCTGTCAGGCTTCATAACACATGGCTCAAACGGTATGCCCTGAGACTTCATAAACTGTGTAAGAGGATCTTTGTTGTCTCCACGTACAGTTCTAATGTAGTGCAGTGAGTGTCTGGCATGTATGCCTGATGCTGAGTCTACTAACTGTGACACTGTGCCTGATGGCTTACAGCATGTAACCGCAGTACTCTGTTCAATGCCTAACCTCTTAGACCATACAGAGTTTACGTATACGGCATGCTGTTTAAGGCTCTCTAAGTCTCTAGCTAAGTTCTTGTTAGCTGATGTCATAATAGGATTGTCCATTACACCTGTCAGACTTACACCTAGCAACCTTTCCTCTTCAGTATTACGCTGCCATATCTTACGTAGATAAGGAAACTTAGTATACTTAGACTGTATTGTGCCTAGTATCGTAGCAGACTCAACTTTATTTTTAATGTCTTTCAGTGTATCAGTTGCACGTACAACGACTTCAGTTAGGTTGCAGAATTGATACGGCCTCAAGCTAATCTCTGAGCAGGGGTTTGTGCCGAACTCGTGGTCTGGATCACGTCTACCGCTACGCTCTGCTAATACTTTACATGCCTGTCTATTAAATACACCTCGTTCACCTGACTTACTTTCAACAAGTGCAAGCCACTCACGCATGAAAGTTTCTGAGTCAGGTTTTTCTGTATAACAGACAGAGTTATTCGCCAATGCTCTATGTCCTGCTGTCTCCCACCAGTTACCTGATTTAGCATGTCTCATTCTACCATCTGATAAATTGGACAGTGAGATCATGGCTGATCTACGCACACCACCTACTACAACGATCTGTCCAATGTAACACATCAAGTCGTGACACTCTATGGATGACAACTTTCTACCTGATGCAGATCTAAATGTATTTACACAGAAGTTGAACAGGTCAATCAGTGGTGCAGGGCCAGATGCTCTACCACCAAACGTCTTCAGCCTAGCTCCTGCTGGTCTGATCTGACTGACATCCCACTTAGGTATTTCTCCTGCCCAGAGTAGAGCAAGTACCTGTCGTAATCCTTTTGCCCATCCCTCTTTGCTATCCTTGACTATGACCGTAGTGTCGCTTTCTGACATCTCAGGTATCTCAGGTAGTTTCTGTATGTACTGACGTTCAACACTGAAGCCTACACCTGTACCACATAATAATATATACATAGCTTCATCAAATGCTTTTGGATCATCTACTGGTAGATAGCTGCAGTTATATCCTGCGGTATTGTCACGATCTAATGCAGCACCTGCTGTCATTAAAGCTCTCATGCTAGGCATAACACTAAGATTAAGTATGCTATCCTCTATATTTTTAAATTCTGATTCAGTTATTACGATAGGCTTTACAATATTGTCCATGTACCTACGTACAGTCTCAGGCCATGTCTCTCTTCTGTTCTCGTCTTCTAACCAACGAGCATACCGTGAGGTATGAATAAATGCTTGGTAATCGGTGGGTAGGTAGTTGTTGCTCATTTAATTACTCCGTTGTTATTCGCATAGCTTTAATCTCCATGCCGTCTATATCATATACAAATTCATGTACTGCTTCTTGTAGTTCTTGTTCTATCTTTCCATCTGAAGGCATTCTATACTCTTCTTCATCAATGTCAAGTGTTAATAGTATTTTAGCTATCATTGCTTACCTCTGCTTCGATAAGTCTATCCAGATACCATCTTGCTTTCTTTAAATCTTCTACACCATTCTTATACTTATGTCTCCATATGTATTTAAGTATGTTACCCTGTAAATACTCTTTAAACCCTGAGCCTAGAGCGGCACGTATGGCATCAATACATTCTATGTCGTGATCTTGATTATAATGTTCTGGTTTTTCTACCGCATCATATTCTGGTTTAATACTCATTAATTGCTCCTCTCAAAATTTACTTTAATTATATTTCCTGTAGCGTTGGCTATAGATTTTTTTATTATATCATTCTTTTCTACTTTATCGTCATGTTCTATCATACTTTCAACATAATCGCAAAGAATATCCCTAAACTCTTCATTTATTTCCATAACAGGTAGTGAAGAACAAACCAAGGAAGCAACCTGCATAAGCTGAATGTAATCGTCTTTATGCATTGTGTGTTTATTGTCTGTAATAATCTCCATATCTATATAACCATTCCATTTACCTTTATCAGAAAAATTAGGTTTCATTCGCAGTATAATGTCATTAACATCGAAGTTATCTACTTGTATAGTCATATCTTATCTCCTTATTATTTTTTTATAGGGTAATTGTATTATAGGTTTATGTTTGTTCTTTCCTTTTTCTTTCAGCCATTCAAGTGGCACGATTCTGTCGTGATATAAAAACTTATTCTTGTCACACCATCCTTGATACGTAGTCTTTGCACCCTTGTTTAGTTTGTTTCTGCTGTTGTAAAATACAAAGCGTATATCTAACTTAGGGTGTTGTTTCTTTATTTCAATGTGTTTGCGTCTATCTGCCGCAGTAAAGCGACCTTTTGTCTCTATTATAATACCGTTAGGCAACACAAAGTCTGGCGTGTACGTGCGGTACATGAGGTCTTCCCATTCAATCTTAATGGCCTCATATATCACAGGTACATCCAGTTCTTTTAGGTAGTCAGAGACTTTCATCTCTAACCCACTTCTATACCCATGCTTTAGGGCAGCTTGAAAGCGTTTACCATTCACCCTACTACTTCTCCAATGTAAGACACAGTAGGGGGTGTCTTCTTACCTTGGTATACTTTGGATGGTAAATCCTTTATTGTATCCCAACACGCATATCTGTAATCACAGAATTTGCAGTTACTTGGTAGTTTTTTATTTCCTGAAGGCTTACCTCGATATACTTCTTCTTCTGGTTCAAAGCATCTTTTAAACTCATTAGACTCAACAACTTTAACCTTTTCTTTTATCTTTTTTATTTCTGTATTTAAATCTAATCCTGTTGCAGGAACATACTTTATTTCTCCATTTCCTTTATTGACAACCCACCAGCCTCCAACTTTCTTGCCTGATGCTTTTACATATCCTGCTAATTGACCTACGTAGCCAAAAGAATCTCCTTCAGCTAATGTATCATAAGACTCGAATTTATTTTGATAAGACCAAGGCGATGCCGATTTTACATCATCCAATGCACCATCAATAACAAGATCATAACTACCATTAATTCTAGTGTCACTATCAAGCTCCAATGATACAGTATCAGATTCCTCAAACTTAATGCCTGCTTCTGTAAGTATTCCTTTAAATGCTGCTTCAACTATATCTCCTATTAACATGTTCATTACGAAAGTGGTAGGCTTCGGGAGTGCCTTCTCTGGATGATTCTTTTCCCACCAGAGTTGGCATGTAGGTCTACCTATGTTTGACATACGAAGACGAAACTCATCCCTTTTGTTGCCCCCACCAAACTGCCGCTTCATTGCATCCTTAATATCTTGTGCAACACGATCAATGGTTTTATCAGACATAGTTGTCTTGCCATTGGATGCATTATCAAGGTACTGATGTAGCGGAAGTTCAGCAGGATGGTTCATTATACGAACTCTTCAGCGTTAATGTCAATAAACTCATCAACAGTCTCAGTATCTACAGACTGATGTTTCTGCATATTTTCATTCCAAGCACCCATAATGTATTCATTATAGTTAGTTACCCAAGCTAAAAAGTTAGCTAAGTTTTCCTGAGTATTGCTGTCTATATCTAATGTTTCTGACAGGTCTAACTCAGCAGTAGGAAGGTAAAAAGAACTTCCATTTGGCAGTTTTCTTTCTTCAGTAGCCGCTTTGATATAATGCTGAACAGGAAGACGTTTCATTTTATTTAACTTGTTAAACATATCTCCCATTATTTTAAAGGCATCACGGTTTTCTACTTCCCATATAAAGGGTGTAGATTCTACCTCTACAGAATTACCATTGGCATCTACAGGGTTAACTAAATCAACAGTGCCAAACAATACTCTTGTTCGTTTTATCTGTCTAATTAAATCCTGCATAGACTCAGGTAACGCTTTAAAGTCTGCTATATAACCTGCAGGCTTACCGCAATTAAACTGTCCATCGTTGTCTTTCATATCCATGTTAAGATTATCTGCCATCACAGTCTTAACAAACCTATTAGGTGTGTTATCATTACCCTTAATGAAACGTTTGTACATAAACCTCTGTAGGAAGGGGCGTATAGCTACACTCTCAGCGTAGTAAGTCTCACCCTCTGGAATCTCCAGTTTGTATGTACCACCACTGACTACCTCAACGTTAGTCATTTTACCTTTGATCTCTTCCTGACCCATTAAAGGTGTGTGATGTATGCGTAGTCTTGCAAGAGAGTTAGTCTTCTCTTTAGTCGGCACAGCCAGTGAACTCATGCCCATTGCCTTTGCCATTGCTTCATAATTACTTGTGTCTAAATTTGCTATTTGATTCATATATTTATTTCTCCTTTGTTAGAATTGTAGGTATATCATGCTACGTCTTTAGTGTCAAGCCAATTCTTACCTATTTTTGCTTCTAATAATAATGGTACATTAAAGTCTATGTTCCACTTCTTATTGACTATATCAACCAGTACTTCGTTAGTACGATTGATGATCCGTATTACTTTCTCCTTCTCGTTAGGGTGTACGTCAATCACGATTGAATCGTGTACGGTATTAACGACACATGATTGTAAATTATTAGCCTGTAACATCTTGTCTATGTAGATAAGAGATACTGGCACGATGTCTGCTGTAGCAAATGATTGCACAGGATAGTTCTTTACCTGAGTAAAGTATGTGATACTTCCATTCGCTCTACGTGTAGCCAAAGGAAATGCAAACTCACGACCTGATGGTGTGCGAACATTACCTGTCGTAATGACTTCCTTGGCGAGTCGCTTATGCCATGCACCTATGCCTGAATACTTAGTCGTAAACTGTTGGTAATATGCAGCTTCGGCAGGTGTACGACCAAAGCCTGACGCACCATAGAGAGGTGCAAATGTATGTGCCTTTGCGTCTTGTCTGGAGATATTCTGTCCTGCTTCAGTAATAACTTTAGCTGTGTAGCTATGCACATCAAAGCCTGTAGATACTTCTTTGATAGCTGTTCTGTCCTGACTGAGAAATGCTGCAACTCTAAACTCTAGCTGTGCAAAGTCAGCCTCCATGATCTCTCCGTTATCCCAACGAGATACAAATACTTTCTTCACAGGAAACGTACCACCTCTGGGCATGTTCTGCATATTAGGATCAGCACCAGATAACCTGCCTGTACCTGTCCTGTGTTGCAGTAGTCTTACGTGTAGCTTACCATCCTGTTTAACATGAGTAGCTATACCCTCAACGAAACTAGATAGATAAGTATCAAGTGCTGACAGTCTACGTACTCGTTGTAGAAATACCTCTGCATCATACATACCACGAGATCTAGCTATACCTTCTAAGTATACGAGATTGTCTTTGCTTGTACTGAAGCCATTGGCACTTGCCCATTTAGCATCTGGTGCATTGAACTTCAGCCCAGCTAACTCTTTTCTATCACGGTACAGATACCCTGCTCCATCACACTCAGGACAGTTGTTTGTGTTCTTATACGGTGATCCATCCTTACGCTTCTTACGTATCCATCCATGACCCATACACTGAGTACAGACGACAGCGTACTGCTTGTGCAGGGGTAATGTCATCTGTCTTACGTTGGCTAGATGTTTCCTGTCGGATACACGATCCTCGTATGCCTCAGCCCATACTTTCTTATCAAATACCTTACGGCTAAATATAACCCAAGACAGTTGCTCTGGGCTGTTAAGATTAATTGGTCTATCACCCATAAGTTCTTGCACCTGTTTATCTAGCTGAGTTGTAAGCTCTTGTTTCTCCTGTTCAAACTCTTTACGTACTTCTTCTAATGCTTTCATATCTACCTTGAACCCACGTTGGTATATACGTGCTAGGTGTACAGCTAACTGGTTTGTAAGACGTATAGTATCTACAAGTGTCCTGCCTGTACCATACGAGTACTGCTTGTCCTGTTCTCTGAACAACTGTTGCGTTGCATGTAAGTCAGCAGACAAATACTCAGACAGTTCGTTGTGTGGTATTTCTGCAACATTTAATCCCTGTTTAAAATATTCTTTTAATGTGTCTTGCTTCTGTGTATGTAACTGGTGACGTTCAGCACATGCTTCTAGTGATAGAGGTTCTTTCTGTCCTCGTTGTAGTATATACTCACCTAGCATTGTATCAAACACTTCACCCTCATAGGTAAAGCCTGACTCCCACAACCACATCAAATCGTGTGCGGCATTGTGTGCGACAAGACGTGTAGTCAGGTTAAGTTTATCCTGTACTATCTGTCTACCGTTTTCAGTGGGGGGATGCTCAGTGTGGTCAAAAGTTATAATTTGCTCGTGTCCAGTACCATCTAGCATCCCCACCATGACCAATGTATTCTCTGGTTCAAATGGATCAAGATGCATCTTACCATTTCTTTTTACGACTGTGTTTTCTACATCTAGGATTGTAATCATTTTAAATAAATACCTCTTTTAACTCTTGTATACCTGTTTTTTCTACATTGTCAATACTATTAATTATATTAATTGCATTATCTTCACTGATATTAAACCACTCACCTCTACGTTCTTTTGCAATTTTATCTGCGCTTATATGTGCTTCAGCTTCTGCTCTACGTCTATTGTCAAAAAACTTTTTGTGTAATAGAACAAAGTCTCTGAGTGGGCTAGATGTTTGATAGCCTTTTAATCTATCCTCTGCATCAACTGCCATACCTATCTTTATCCACCCTTCCCATGCAGGATTAGTAATTGCATAGACATACCCTGTCTTTTCTTTATTCCACAAAGCAGTAGATATAGCTTTTATATCTTGTGGTTTTTTAGAATTAAACGAAACTTTATTTATTTTTCCACCCTGCTGTAAATAACCTTCTAATGTTCTATACTTTCTTTTATAAAATATCAAACCATCTCCATTCATAGTATGGTTAGTTCCTGTTTTTCTCCAAGTAGAACCATCGTATCTTTTTCCATCTTTTCTAATTGTTCCATTTTCTATTTTCATACTACATACCTCGCTGTTTTGTATTCTAATTCGCAGTGGATAATACCATGCCAACCTGATAATTTATTCTTAACTAGGTTCAGGTGACGCATAGTATCTTCTTCCTCTTGCCCTTCTACTGGTGGGTTCTTCGCTATCAGTATCATCAGGTCAGCTTCTGCGGCCTTACCTGTACGTGAGCCTTCCATCATAGCCTGATTGAGTACCACCTTATTCTCTGCATCAGCAGATAACTGTGACATGTAGAATATTGCACACTCATGTTGCTTGGCTATCTGCCTAGCATGTATGGCGTTAGCCTTGAGTGCCTCATCTGTTCTGGCAAAGCCACCAGTACGAGCAAACTTATCTCCCATGTCAAGTATAACTACGTCAGGTTTATAAGACTTACACACGCTCTCAACCCAAGCCATGTCACGATTACTAGCATCTTTAATTCTTATATTGTTTTTTACCTTGGCGTATAATTCTCTAGCTTTAACAGGATCTTTCTTTATCTCATGCATAGTCATACCTGTAGCGGCAGTTAGATACCTAGCACCGACACGATGAGATCCTTCTTCGTTACACAGGATAATACATTTAGCACCCTGATGTGCAAAACCGTTTGGTGCGGCAACTAATGACGCATGAAATGATGTCTTACCAGTATTAGGCCTAGCACCTATCTCAATTAGATGTCCATCGTTTACGCCTTCCAGCTTACGTGTAAGCGTAGCTATGTTGAATGTCCAACGTGCTTCTAGGTCATTCTTAGAGAGTAACGTATCTATTTCTATGTCATCCCACTCTATGTTTAGATCAGGTGTAAAGTCATCAGCATACTGTTCCAGAAGGTTACGTAGTGGCTCAAGGCTCGTCTTGTCACCATTTACATAGTCAAAGCCTAGATTAGCTATATCCTCACCAACTACCTGTTGAAATAGCTTGGACAATACTTCCTGTGCTATGTCATTACCTAACGGTGGCTTACTTGTTATCTGCGTAAATAAAGCACTGTAAGCCTGCTTCTGTGCCGTAGTCAATGTCGGATTGTTCGACATGAATAATGATTCTATCTCAGCAGGTGTAACGCTTCGCTCATACCGATCCATCGCGGCATCAATAGCTTCTTTTATCTTACGTACATCCTTACTGAATAGTCTGTTTGGACACCTTGCTCCACGATGTTCATCGTAAAAGTCTTTGTCCATTAAACTTCTTATTAAACTTAATTCCATTAGCTTTCTCCTATGCGTGTTAGATTCTGTAGGTCATCAGGGTTTCTATATTTTAAATCATCGTTAAGTCTAAGAACACGTACAGTATCTACGTATCCTCTTAGTTCTTTTGCAAATTGCAGTGTCTTAGGTAGAGCATCTGGGTCTAGTGCTATTACTGCCGTTGAAAACTGTGCAAGATACTTTTTATGCAATTCCGATAGAGATGTACCCAACACTGCAACCCCTACATATACATGACTACCAATAACAGCGGCACTCACACAGTCTTCAACAACTACAGC